CATAGGTTCTGACCAGTCGTAACATTGCACTCGCGCAGGCCCAAAAGACCAGCGCTTCAACTGGAAAGCAACAAGCACTACCCATAGGGGCAAACTTGTTTAGCTTTATCCTTCTCCCATCTGGTAAGAGTGTTTCCTCGGAGCGACAAGCTTCGAGTGCCTGGACCCATTCGTCAGGAAAAACAAGACGAACAAGTTGAAGGCTCACTCTATCAGAAGCGTCCTTAAGATCTATAGTTGCATATTGGTCGGTAATACTGGCCAACTCTGCTCGCTTTCGATTTTGGGACTGGTCGGTGAAATTTATCCGACCACGGGTGAAAGGGTGGTTCTCGATTTGGTGATAGAGTTTTCGCATGAGTCCCTGCTGTATGAACATCATAGCAGCAGGCTCGCATGATATGACTCTAGGTCCACGAGAATCCTTAGGCACAAGACAAACCCGTGCCACGGGATCCATATGAGGAGCACTCTGTAATTTATCTAACTCGTCGCATAAATGCGATGGAGAATAGAAGAAGTTATCAGAGTAACCAAAGAAATCGTCGATCTTCGGTATATACTGAAGTTCGTGCCATTTCGAATGGTTGGGAGTACGGCAAGCAGTAGCACCGCTGCCGTGGCAAGGCCTAATATCTTTGGGGTCCAGTAAAAGTAGGACCTTAGATATCAAGCCCCGCATCTCCTTGATTAACGCGCCGGTGTTAATACGTCCACCAGACTGATATATTGAATTATCAGATGGTAGACTACCGGTAGCATAATCAAAGCGACCAAGATCTTGATCAGTACTAATGAACTGATCGAGAAAGTTGGCCACCTTCGACTCTTCATACGGTACCTCCAGTTTATAGAAGGCGTAAGTTAGCTGTCTTACGCAATCTACTGCAATGGAGTTGCCGTCTATAGCTAACCTGATAGCTTTCCCTAGGAATAGGGGAATGCCATCCGAGTCAGTTTTAAAATGAATCGGAGCCTTCCACTCGTTTGTCGAGTGAAAAGTATCAAGCGCTTTACCTAAAGAAGGTAAAGCAACAGTTAGAAACGTCAACCCCTCGTTGCCAGCTCTCTTCTGGAAGGTACGTAAATCATTACCTTCCACAAGATTCTGGTAGCGATGGTTCTTCGCTAGGTACTCCCATAAAAGGAGCAGGCTTTTCAGGTCACCATTAAACATGGTAATCCTCCGAAAAGGAAAACTAGAAAAGAGCCACGTTATGACCCAGCCAATGGCCGAGCACAACGTACTCGACCACAGCCCGCTACTAAATAACCGCCGAACAAATGAAGCTCAGAGCCTAGTCCGAAGGAGGTCGAAGCCTAACTGAATTAATTTCTCAATTAGGGGGTGAGAGATCTGTTTATTTAATTTATTCAGATCCTTCACTTTCTTCTTTCCTGAAGACGGAGACTCTGTTTTCTTAGACTTCATTGTTAAGCAGGGCAGTGACGTTGGCGTTTGATCCACCCTCAATAAGGAAGTCAACCAATCGGTTAACTTCTTCTATACAGATGGTATTCGTCAACGCAGTGTTTGGAGGCCGGACGATCACGATATAAGTCGAGACCGTTGCCGGCACGCCAAAAGCATCAACCTCAGTTCTATCGAGGCGGACGAGATGGCGTGCTTCTCCATTCTTTCCAGTTTCGTGCGACACAGTCATCTTCTTCTCATTAGGGGGAGTTAACCCCGAAACGGAAAATTCAGACTTTGCCGCGTCGGCGTAGCGCAATACGTATGAAACAGTATTGGTGTCTACGTCGGTTGCCGAATCTTTGGAAAGAGCCTGTGGTGTTGTTAAACTCATCTTACAGTTTCCCTCCCCCCCAGTTACACCGAGGGGTGGTTAGTGCACTTATTACGTGCGGTTTAGCCTATGTCGCCATAGACAGTTTAGTCTCTTTGCGAACGCATTGAGGCTAGGACTCAGGTTGTTAATGCCTGAGGACCTCGACAAGTGACGCGGAAAGCGCCATTTGACGCCTGTTTATTTTCTTCCATCCGAGACCCGCAAGGATATCGGAAGAAGGAACGACTGGGATCCGCTCGAAATAGATCCGATGGGTCGTTCTAGGTGGACATGGATAAGTAGTGGGGGATTGGCCTTCTACAGGCGTAGTCCCACCCATAACGAGTCTACTCTCCACCTGGACTGTTTCCTTAACTTGGCAATAACTGCCAATATAGGAAATCGGGAGCTCCAAAGTATCATATTTGTGACGATCTAACCATGATCCAATGCCAAAGAACCAATCTAAGACAAAGGAAAATGGTATAGCGTCCCATATGATTTTTGGATTCAGCTCGAAGCCAAGGGCGTCTAAATATGCCCTAAGCATGAGCTTATAACCTCGCGTCACCTGTAAAGGCAAAGCTCGGTATACAAGCCCGGCTGTCTTAGTCGTGAGTTTAGTTCCCGACCAGTAACACTTATGGTTAGTACTATAAGTGAAACTACCCGATTTGGTTACAGTAGTCTTCGAGAGGATGTTATGGTTACTTAAAACCTGATTCGCAGCCTTCTCGAAAGCCGCTATACGGTCCATAGTACGGGTGATGGCATTAATTATCGATCTAATGTCACCCTCCGCCGGTTTCCATCCAAAGCTATAAGCTAGATGGTTCTCCGCTACCAGCTTTCCGTTGACGCGAGAAATCGCGCCGGGCGAACTGCTGAGTATACTACGGGCGATACCCACATTCTTTTTGAATTGCCTGAACAACGCGCCAATATCATCTAACTCCAAAAGGAAGTTAGGGAGACTAACAGTTGTCAGGTCAGGCCGAAGTGATGAAAAAACTCCATCAAGATCGGTCTGGGCGCTACCGGGGTAAACTGGAACAGCAGCAACGTTAAGTTGAGCTGCCCCATAAGCCGTCGATATCGCCGTTCCATGGGCAATGTCAGCATGTCGGTGGTGTCCGAAGTAATCTGTATACCAACCTGGCGTTCCGCTAGGTGGCACAAAAGTGATACGGTAACTACTTGTATCACCCAGATAGACTTCACCACTACGGATATGCCTACACCAATTCGGAGCGTTCCTTTCGGAACGTCTCTTAGTGGTATAGACAATATCATCCGATCTCTTCGTGTACGTTAAATCATACGCACTCGAAAAGACAGACTGGAACACACCAGCCGCATTGTACAAATTACTTTGCGGTACGTGGGCTACCAAGTCTGCCGGATGAAATGACTTGTGACGAACTTGATCACTAAGTCTAACCGTCATATTGCCCTCCAAGAATGTAGAACTTACCAAACAGTGTGGCACCTCTGCCACGAAAGCATAGCCCCCTATAGGGTATATAGG